GATCTCGAGTCTGATGACCCTGAAGTCGTTCGTCGCGCAACAGGTTGCCTGGGCGATCTGTCCAACCGAGGCCTGAGCCCTGAGTTCATCAAGGGCCGTCAGAAGGGGGGGCGCTGATGGCCGGCGACTGGATCAAGATGGGCAAAGACCTGCTGACACATCCGAAAGTTGTCCGCATGTCGTCCGCATTGCGTGCGGACAGACTTCGGACGGTTGGCGGACTGTTTGCGGTCTGGTGTCTGTTTGACACGCACTCGGCAGACGGACAGTTGTCCGGATACACGCCCGACGCGCTTGATGAGCTTGTCGGATTTCCAGGCATCTCGTCAGCAATGGAGTCTGTCGGCTGGCTGTCTCACGACGAAGAAGGCGTGTTTCTGCCTCGCTTTGAAGAGCACAACGGTCAGTCTGCCAAGAGACGCGCCCAGGAAACCGAGCGCAAGCGCAATGACCGCAAAGCGTCCGCATCAGATGCGGACAAAAAGCGGACCAGAGAAGAGAAGAGAAGAGAAGAAGTAATACCAGCAACAACAGCGCGCGCGCCAGTTGCCGACAACGAGGTCTTCCCGATCGAAGCCGACTGGGCGCCAAGCCCTGGCTTCACAGCCCAGGCCAAACTGGCCGGCCTGCCGGTGCTCAACGACGTCGAGATGACCGAGGGGCTGAACGAGTTCCGGGGCTACTGGATGGCCAGGCCGCACGAGATTCGCACCCAGGCTGAGTGGGACAACGCCCTCGCCAAGAGCCTGAAGACGCGCCAAGTCCGCGGCGCCAGCCGACCGGCGTTCCAGCCATCGCGGCCGGCCGCCACACGCACCCCCAACCACGGAGGCCACGATGTCGTTGAGCCCGCTTGACGTTTCTGGCGTCCAGACCAAGCCCGGCAGCGGCCGGACGCTGGCCGACCTGCGCGACATGGAGGTCTGTGACGTTCACGGGCCCTATGTGGTGCGCCAGACCATCGACGGCACGGTGTACGCCGCGAACCCGGGCGGGTGTCCGCACTGCCTGAGCACCAAGCGCGCAGCCGGGCTCCTTAGCGCCAGCAACATCCCGGCCCGGTTCGCGCATTGCGACTTCGACAACTACCTGACCGAGTCGGACAAGCAGCGTCTGGTACTGGATGCCTGCCGTACCTACGCCGCCGACTTCGAGTCGAACCTGGCCGCAGGCCGCGGGCTGATCCTGCTGGGCAATCCCGGCACTGGCAAGAACCACCTCGCCACGGCCATCTGCAAGGCTGTCAGGGCGTCCAAGCGCACGGTCTTGAGGGTCAAGGCCTCGGAGTTCCTGGACGCCTACTGGGGGAAGGACTTCAAGGAGCGCGAAGCCTGGATGCAGGAGCTCGCAGCCGTTCACCTCCTGATCCTGGACGAGGTGGGGCGCTCGAGCTCTACCGCGAACGCCCAGAACGCCTTCTTCCGTCTCATTGACGCGAGGTACGAGGCGGTGCGCCCGACGATGGTCCTGTCCAACCTGGACCGCCAGGGCGTCATCGACGTCATGAGCGAGGCCGCCTACGACCGACTGCGCGAAGCCGGGGCCTGCCGCCTCACCTTTGACTGGCAGAGCCTGCGGGCGTCTGTCGGAGTGGAGCAATCGTGAAAGATCAGACCTCAACCCTGACCCACAACCAAAAGCGGATCTTGGCCGCGCTCAGTCAAGCGCCGATGTCCAAAACCGACCTGATGGAGCGGCTGAACCTAACGGAAAGCCCGGTGCTGAGCAACCTGCGAAAACTCAAGGCCAAGGGTTTGGTCTATGTGGCTGGCAGCCGACCAAACCACGCAACCAAGCCTTCACCGCTCTACGGCGTTCACGTCCATCACGCCAGCCCCTTAGAAGACCAACACAAGGCCAGGATTGGGAAGAACGCCCACCGACGTGACGCGATCACAGCGGCGATCCAAGAAAACGGCGAGCCGATGACCGCTGCGGAGATTGCCAGCTGGCTACAGATTGACCAATCGCTGGTCAATTCGGCAATCACGCACTACAGGCAAGGCGGGCGCTGCACCGATGTGTTCCGCATTTGGTCATGGGTCTACGTCGACAAACCGCGTTGCGGCTGGACGCCTCAGTATGGATTTGGGCCTGGGCGTGACGCGACTAAGCCGCCTGTGGATAAGCGCAAGTACATGGCCATTTGGCGGGAGAGGAACCGCGCCAAGATCCGCGCCGCCGAGGCCGCCAGACGACTTGCCGAGAACGGCAAGGCCAGCGCCGCAGAAAACCCGTTCTGGCAACTCCTGACCACCGTTGGGGTTCAGGACCACTCTGTCAAGCGCAAGGCGCACCGCGCGCCTGAAGTGGAGTCTGCATGACCACCCTGGGCCCATCCGACTACCTCTGCCATGGCCTGGCCTGCCCAAAGCACGCCGAGTGCCTTCGGTACATCAAGGCCGAGAACGCCATGGACCACATCTGGTGGATGGCCACCTGTGCCAAGCCTGGCCAGGTCGACCGCCCTCAATTCATCCCTGTGGAGAACGCCCGTGGCGATCGTGAAACTGCTTGACGGAACCCTGGTCGACAGCGCCAGCCCTGAGTGGCAGGCCGAGTGCCTGGAGATCAACGGCTCGGCCATAGCCATCCGCCGCATGTCCCACGAAATGCAGGTGCACGCCTACGAGACGCTGGCGCAGAACAAGGGGCAGGAGTACGCCGATCGTGTGCGCCGGGCCAACGCCCTGACGCGCAACTTGCTGCAGGCCAACGGGCTGCCTTACTCCTCCATTCGTGGGAGCGACAAGTGAGCGACGAGCGCCTGGAGCTTGAGCTCCACAACCGGCAGCAGGCCTGGGCTGTGATCCAGAGCCGGCTGTTCCCCTTCCTTGCCGGCAAGTTGTTGGGCGAATCCCGCTGGGTGCTCAAGGTCGAGCGCCGCAAGCGGACGAAACCGCAGAATAGGCGTTACTGGGGTAGGGGAGTGCTTGCCCAGATCGCCGAGCAGGCCACCGTGAACGGCCGCATGTTCGACGCCGAGGTGTGGCACGAGCTCGCGAAGCGCAAGTTCATCGGCGTCATCGAACTGCCGGATGGCCAGGTCATCGGCAAGAGCTCCACCACCCTGACCACGGTCGAGTTCGCAGCGTTCTGCGACCAGGTGGAGGCGTGGGCCGCCACCGAGTTGGGTGTCACCTTCTACGACCTCGAGCCCCACCCGGCTGACCTTCAAGCGCGTCGGCCTGCCGCCAAGGCCAGAGAGGCGGTCCCGGCATGAAATGCGTGAAATGCGGGAGGCCCCTGGGCCCCAAGCCCGCCGCAACCGTCCAGACAGCCCAAGGCCTGAGCGCCTGGGGCCCGGTGTGCGCCCGTCGCGCCGGCCTGATCGAGGCCAAGCCGCGCCAGCGCGCCATTCAGCTGCGCACCACCAGCCACCGCCCTGAAGAGACAGAAGACCAATTGCCCCTGGAGTTTGCTGCATGAAGCGAAGCACGCCGCTCAAGCGAACCCCGTTCAAGGCCAAGGCCGCCAGCGCGACCGATCGGGCGACGGCAGCCGTCAAGCCGAAGACCTGCGCCAAGTCCAAGGGTGGGTGTGGAGCGAAGTTCATCCCGGCCAGGCCGATGCAGTGCGCCTGCAGCGTTCCGTGCGCCCAGAACATGGGCGAGCTCAAGAACGCCAAGGCCGCGAAGAAGACCGCAGCAGAAGACAAGCGCCAGACCCGGGCCAAGCTGGAAGAAATGAAGACCTTGCCCGAACTTCTGGCCGAGGCTCAGCGCGAGTTCAACCGGTTCATCCGGCTGAGAGATGCGCGCCGGCCGTGCATCTGCTGTGGCCAGCCCCTGGGCGACCAGCGCTTTGGGGGCGCCTACGACGCCGGCCACTACCGCAGCGTAGGTAGCGCCCCGCACCTCAGATTCGATGAGCGCAACGTCCACGCCCAGCGCAAGGTCTGCAACAACCACAAGGCCGGCAACCACGTCGAGTACCGCGCCGGCCTGATTGCCCGCATCGGCCTGGCCCAGGTTGAGGCCCTCGAGGCCGACCAGACCCCCAAGAAGTACACCCGCGACCAAGTTCGCGAGATCCGAAACCACTACCGCAAGGCCTCCAACGAACTGGCCAAGCAGGTTCGAGAGGCTGAAGAAGCCTTCGCTTGAACCCCAACCACCACCACGAGAGAGAACCATGAGCAAACGATTTGGAAGAAACCAGCGCCGCCGCGCACGAGAGGCTCTGGCCGCTGCCGCAAGCGAAGCCGAACGCTTCAAGACCGCCCATGCAATGGCCTCAGGCCTTCTGGAGCACGTCGCAGAGAAAAAGCGAGATCTCGAGCAAGAGATTCAGGTGGCCAAGTCGATGGTCGGGCCCTATTCGGCGCTGTTCGGACCGAAGACGACTGCTCAGCACCATCAAGCGCACCCTGGAGCACGATTCAGACTTCCTGCTGATGCGGGGATGGATTCCCCGTTTACCGAATTGGGTGATGAGCCCACAGCAAGAGATGTGATGACTGTCATTGACCTCCCCGGGATGCTGGCATCGGTCGCTCATGACGAGTTGAAATGCAACGTGCATGTGCTGGTCGAGTACGACGGTGGGCGATGGGCATACCACGTTGATCGGCGAACATTGCTGGCGATGGGCAAATCGCGGGCTATCCGAGAAATTTCTCGGTACCTGGCCATGGCGATTGGCGCCGAACTTTTTGGCGCTCGCCGGGTGGCCGCATGACCGCCCAATGCTCAACATGCCGCTTCGTCGCCCGTGAAACCGGCTGGCAGGCCTTCACATGCCGCCGCCGTGCCCCCATTGCCGTTCATGACCCCAACAAGCACTTCGGCGTCTACCCCGAGGCTTTCCCGCCCCGCTGGCCCTGGTTGAAGGCCGATGACTGGTGCGCAGAGCATGAGCCCGCCCAGCCACCCTTGGGCACGAAGCAGGTAATGGAATGGGCTCGGACCTACGTCGACGGCGAAACCTGCATCGGCGAAGTGCCCCGCGACAAGCTGGGCACCGAAGAGCGCGCCGGCCTGGAAGAACTGGAACGACTGGAAAGGCTCCTGCCATTGCACTCACCCACCCAGACGCCAAGATAACCACACAGGCCAAACTCTGAAACATGAGATCCACCCCGGATGCAGTGCTCCCAAGGTTGGACAGATCAGGGCCTGAGTCAGAGTGCATAGCAAGGCCGCAGTTCGGGCCAACTCCCTGCACGAAGACCGCGGAGGGCGCCAAACGAGGTTGTGGGGACTGAAGGGGCGCGCTCCCCCTTCGCGTCTGTGGATCGTGGTCTGCAGACGCGAGGGTAGCGCCGAGTAACGCAAGCCGGATGCCCCTGGGAGATCCTGGGGGCTTGCGATGGCCGTCACCGGGACTGCGCGGGGCCCTCACCAATCTCCTGTTGACATTGTGACCAGTCACGCGCACAATGCAGACATGGACAGCACGACGCTGCCCACCAACCCAGGAGAGCCCCCATGACCACCCCCACCCCTGCAGAACTGGCCGAAGAGTTTGCCGCCCGTCTTTTCGTCCGCATCGGCGAAACCAACCTGCGCGAGGTCATCCGCCGCAACTCCATCCACGGCAAGGGTTGTGCCTCGCACGACTTCTGCGACGCCAACATGGTGATGCTCGCCGCCCTGCAGTCGCTGGCCCCTGAACTGGAAGATGAACTGGACGAGATCTTGAACCGCGACGACCTGCTTGCGCTGTGGGAAGAGGCTTGGGCAATCGCCAAGGCCTCGGCCTTCCACGAGTTCGCCGCCCCCGTGGCCGCCTGAACCATGGCAGGCACCGACAAACCGCCTGCCACGGCCGCCCAGCGCAAGGCCAAGGAGCGGGCAGACAAGAGAGCCCGGGGGCTTCGGCCCCTCGAGGTGTGGGCCAGACCTGAGCACCACCACCGGATCAAGGAGTTGGCCGAGTCGCTCAGCGCTCAGTTGGGCGAAGCGTTGCCGCGAAGCGTTGATGGCAAAAGACTTCTGGAAATTCAGCGCGACAAGTACAAGGCCATGGCACAGGGTCTGCCCAAGGATTCTGCGGCATACAAAGCCGCCATGACGACGGTTGAGGCCACGCAGCAGGCCATTGACGGATACCCAGACTGACCAACCCTCCCACCAAAGCCCAAGAAAGAATCAACATGAGCGTGCGAAAACAAGTTTCCGTACCCGTGGACATGCTTGCATTGCCAGACCCCGATTTTGGCAAGGCGGTTCGCAAACTGATGGAGGACGAGGTGGCCGCAACAAAAGCCAAGATTCAGGCGGGTCACGATGAAAACCGCAGGCGCATGGGGCACTCCGTCATGATTGATGGCGTGACCTACGCATCAAGGGAGCAAGCCAGACGTGCGCTAGGCATTTCGCACCAGACATTTGCCAAGCGATACCCTGGAAAGCCGTGGCCGGCTTGAGCCATCAACCCAACCAGAAGTAACCAAAGCCCGCCACCAAGCGGGCTTTGTGCTTTCTGGGGGTGACATTGAACCCAGGTTTCCAGTTTCCAGAATGGAAACCATGGCAACCAGCAAGTCCCCCGTCGATTGGGAGCGCATCCAAGCGCTCTACCGCGCAAACACCATGTCCCTGCGGGAGATCGCGGCCGAGTGCGGGGTGTCTCACGTCGCCATCACGAAGCGCCAGAAGAAGGAAGGATGGCCCCGCGACATCTCCGCCAAGGTCAAAGCCAAGGCGGACGATCTGGTTACCAGAGCGCAGGTTAACGCCGAGGTTAACGCGCAGCGGCTGGAAACCGAAACGCAGGTGATTGAGGTCGAAGCCCAAGTTCAAGCCCGCATCCGCCTCAGCCACCGCAAGGACATCGAGCGCAACCGAAACCTGCTGCGCAAACTGGTCGACGAACTCGAGCACCAGACCGACAACATGGACCTGCTGCGCCAGTTGGGCGAGGTCATGTACGCGCCGGACGACAAGGGCAAGGACCGGCTCAACGAGATCTACCACACCATCATCAGCCTGCCGGAGCGCACCAAGACCATGAAGGCGCTGGGCGAAACGCTGAAGGTGCTGATCGGTCTGGAGCGCGAGGCTTTCGGCATCACGGCGCAGGAGCAAGCAGCCGACCCGCTGTCGCAGTTGTTCCAGCAGGTTTCCCGCTCAGCCCTGCCGATTGCCAAGACTGTCCCGGCAGACGATGTCGACGACTGAGCTCAAGTTTGAGGCGCTCGAGCCCGGCAGCATCCACCGGGACTACGAGCCCAAGGACGAGGCTGACCTGCTGCGATGCCTGGGTGACCCGTTCTGGCGGGTGGAGTCGGGCAAGCTCTACAAAATCACCATCAAGGCCGGCGACGGCGACACGCTGGTGCCGTTTCGGCCCAACAGGGCGCAGCGCCGGTTCCTGCGCAGGCTGTGGCACCGCAATGTGATCCTCAAGGCACGGCAGTTGGGTTTCACCACCCTGGTGTCGATCCTGTGGCTGGATCACGCCCTTTTCAACAAGGACCAACTGTGCGTCCAGGTTGCCCAGACCCGCGAGGACGTCGAGTCGATCTTCAAGGGCAAGATCATCAAGGCCTACGAGAACCTGCCCGAGGCGCTGAGAAAGGCCAAGCCGACAAAGACTCAGACCGCCACGCAGATCGAGTTCCGCAACGGCTCCATCGTTCGGGTTGCCACGAGCGCCCGGGGCGGCACGCCTCACCGGCTCCATGTGTCCGAGATGGGCAAGATCGGCGCCAAGTACCCGGACAAGGCCCGAGAGATCGTCTCAGGCTCATTCCCGGCTGTCCCCATGGACGGGATCATCGTGGTGGAGTCGACCGCCGAAGGCCAGGCGGGGCACTTCAAGGACATCGTGGACGATGCGCGCGCCCTGGCCGAGAAAGGTGTCGAGCTCAACCCGAAGCAGTTCCGCTTCCACTTCTACCCATGGTGGGCTGAGCCGGCCTACACCCTGACGCCTGAGCAGGCCAAGGGTGTGCCGATCACAGACAAGGAGCACGAGTATTTCGACAAGCTCGAGGCCGTCATTGGCCGGGATCTGACCCGAGGCCAGCGCGCCTGGTGGGTGACCACATTCCAGTCTGAGTGCCTGAGCGATCCAGAATTGATGTGGCGGGAGTACCCGAGCACGCCGGACGAGGCCTTCCAAGTCAGCACCGAGGGCACCTACTACGCCGAGCAGATGCGCAAAGCCCGGGAATCGGGGCGCATCGGCAAGTACCCCTACGTCGACGGCTACCCGGTCAACACCTTCTGGGACATCGGCGGCGGAGACGGCACGGCAATCTGGCTGCACCAGCACGTCCACGGGATGGACCGGTTCTTCTACTTCATCGAGGACTGGGACAAGCCCTACAGCCACTTCATCACCAAGTTGCAAGAGGTGGGCGTCAAGCACGGGATCGTCTGGGGGGTTCACTACCTGCCTCACGACGCCGAGCACCAGCACCAGCAGGGCGAGAAAGTAGCCAGCCCCAAGCAGGAACTGGAAGACCTCAAGGGCATTGGCGGGCGCTACGAGGTGGTTCCCAGGGTGGACGACCTCATCCACGGGATCAACAAGACCCGGTCCAAGTTCCCGGGCTACTGCTTCGACGAAGAGGGCTGCAAGGAAGGGATCATCCACCTGCAGAGCTACCGCAAGAAGTGGCACCGGCCCACGGCCACCTACACGGACGAGCCAGTCAAGTACGACGGGCACTCAGAAGCGGCCGACGCGCTGCGCCAGCACGCCCAGGGCTTCACGCCCAAGGCCTTCAAGCCTCCCGGCAAGCCAAAACGCCGGGTCGGATGGGCTGCCGCCTGACATTGCACCCGGGAAATTGCACGCAAGGATGAACGTGCTTCATCACCACCACCGAGCAATCAACGGAGCAGAGCCATGAGCACAGCCCAGACCATCGAGCAGCAGATTCAGGCAGTGGGGGCCAACGTCGCCCCGCGCATCACGCCTGACGACATCAAGGCGAACATCGTCAGTGAGCACTACTTCATTGCGGCTGACGCGATTGACGACCGGCTCAACGCGACAAGCATTCATCGCGATGGATTTGATGGGTACATCCATCCCAGCCTTGAGGTCCTGACCTTCTGCGTGCTGGTGCTCAAAAACGGCTTCACCGTGACCGGCGAATCAGCCTGCGCCAGCCCCGAGAACTTCAACGCGGACATCGGCCGTCGCATCGCCCGTGAGAACGCCGTCGCCAAGATCTGGCCGCTGATGGGCTACGAGCTGCGCACCCGCATCGCCGATGGGCAGCCCTTGGTTGCCAAGGCGCGCACGCCGTACACCAACTACGACGTTGTCTCCTGGGAAACGCTCCCATATCAAGACGCCCGGACGTACCGATTCTCCGACGGATTGACTGAGCAGGTGACAGGCGACGAGGTCCGTGATGCGCTGAAGGCAGGGACTGAGGCGATCGGCGGCGACATCGGAATGGCGCTGGCAGTGCGGAAGCACAACGAAGCCACGGGCGGCAAGTCGGCATGAAGTCCGCTCTCGTCACCGTCCTGTGCATCTACCTGGCCATCGCCGGTTGCATGCTGATCTTGCTGGTGGGCTTCACGGTCGGCAAGCGCAAGCCTGGCCAGCCGGCCACGCCCCAAGAGGTCATCGCGCCTCTGCTGGTGGCTGTGGGTTGGGGCTACTACATCCCTCACGCCATCTACCAGGTCTACCGGGGCGAGAAGTCCCTGAACGCGGAGGGCTGCGAATCGTGAACATCCTCGGATCAACCGGCCTCCCCATGGTCCAGCTGGGCGGCGATCGAGCCTGGCGCCAGTTCGTCAAGGGTGACATCGTGGTCAGCCTGCAATGGCTGCACCGGCCCGACATCGACCCGGACGGACCTCACCCCTGCATGGTGCTGTTCCCGCGCACGATGCGCATGGATGGCGGCGCCTATGTCATCCCGCAGCGCAACGCCTTCGCCTTCTGCGAGAAGGATGGCAGCCCGACCGCGCACCTGATGGGCACGGCCTTCAAGGCTTGTCACACCATGGGCTTCTTCCCTGACCAGTCGACCATCTACCGGGTCATTGACGCGATCTGCGAGAGCCTGGGCGACTTGGTCAGCATGCCCAGTACCCAGCCTGACGCCCTTGAGGTCCAGGTGCAGCGCATGGGCGTCGAGTTGTCCGCTTCCATCAACGGCAAGACCATCGCCGAAGAGGTGATCTGACCATGTTCGTGCAGCGCGAGAACACCTCCAATCCGGCAGTCGACCCAGACGAAGAGGTTTCGGCCGTCGGCAAGGAGGCTGCCGAGAAAGCGGAGCAGCGAGCCGCCATGCAGGAGCGCCATGGTGTGCTCATCTCCACGCTGCACGAGGAAATGGACCTTCAGGCCGAAGAGCGCTACCAGATGGCTGTGGACGAGGACTTTCACGACCACCTGCAGTGGACCGTCGATGAAGCCCAAGAGCTTGCCGACCGTGGCCAGGGCGCGCTGGTCTACAACGAGGGCCGGCTGTCGGTCGAGTGGATCACTGGCACCGAGAAGCGCAACCGGGTGGACTACAAGATCCTCCCCCGCGAGCAAAGCGACGAGAAGGGTGCCGAGGTCATCACCAAGACGGTCAAGTACACCGACGACGTGAACATGGCGCGCTTCCATCGGTCGCTGTCGTTCAAGCAGTCTGTCGTCGCTGGCCTGGGCTACTTGGAAGAGTCCATCAACATCGAGCCTGACCAGGAGTTGATCTACTCCGGCTCTGAGGACTGGCGCAACGTCATCCGAGATTCCCGCAGCCGGGACATCGACTACAACAAGGATGGCCGGTACATTTTCCGCCGCAAGAAACTCGATCTGGACTACGCCATCGCGCTGATGCCGGACTGCCGTGACCTCTTGCTGGGTTCCAGCTACACGCGCGACGCCGAGGACACGGACGAGCTCACCGAGCGCTGGTACTTGGGCGAGCGCCTGACCGCTGCCCACGACTACGACTATTCGCTGCGCATGCCCATGGGCCAGCGTGACCGCGGCGCCTACGTTGGCACTTCCCAGGCAGACATGGGCCGGCGCACCGCTGTGGACCTGATCGAGGCCTGGTACAAGGTGCCCGAGACGGTCAAGGTGTTCAGTGGCGGCCCGATGATGGGCAAGATCGCCGATGAGCGCGACCAGCGTGCGAAAGCGGCCATGGCCGAAGGTTGGCCCCTGTACCAGACAGTGGCCTGGCGCATGCGGGTCATGATCTGCACCGAGGCCGCACCGCTTTGGGACGGCCCCAGCCCGTTCAAGCACAACAAGTTCCCTCTGATCCCTGTGTATGCCTACCGCCGCCGTGGCGATGGCATGTGCTACGGCGTCTGGCGCGGCATGCGTGACGCCCAGAAGGATCTGAACAAGCGCATGTCCAAGGCCATCTGGGCGGCATCATCCAATCGGGTGATCGCCGACAAGGGCGCCGTGGACGACGTCGACGAGGCCCGCGCAGAGATCGCGCGCCCGGATGCTTGGATCGAGAAGAACTCCAACAAGGACATCCGGCCTGTCGAGAACACCACGGACGTGAACGTCAGCCTTCAGCTGGCCGACCGTTCGCGCATGCACCTGCAGAACGTGTCGGGCGTGACGCAGGAGAACCTCGGACGCGACACGAATGCCACCAGCGGCAAGGCCATCATCGCCAAGCAGAGCCAGGGTGGCACAACCACGGCCGAGCTCTTCGAGAGCCTGCGCATCTCCATCCAGATCGCCGGGCAGATCCGCCTGAGCAACATCGCCCAGTTCATGACGCAGCAGCGCGTCATCCGCATCGTGGGGCAGCACAAGCCTGTCGAGTGGCTGACCGTCAACGAGATCAACCCCGACACCGGTGAAGTGCTCAACGACATCACAGCCACGCAGGCGGATTTCATCGTCTCCGAGCAGGACTGGCGCGCGAACCTGCAGGCCGCGGCGCTTGAGCAGTTCATGGAAATGATGAAGGTCATCGCTCCCGTGGCCCCGCAAGCCATTGTGAACATGCTGGATCTGATCGTCGAGCAGTTTGACCTGCCGATGAAAGAAGAGGTTGTCGCCCGCGTGCGCGAGTTCAACGGCAAGCGCGACCCCTCCAAGAACCCGACGCCGGAAGAGCAGGCCGCCCAGCAAGAAAAGCAGAAGCAGGCCCAACTCGAGCAGCAGCTCGCCATGGAGCGCGTGCTGGCCGAGATCGCCGAAATCAAGGCCCGGGTGTCGGACATGGACGCCAAGAAGGTCAAGAGCCTCATCGAGTCCATGTACAGCGCGCTCCAAGCCGCCCAGATCGTGGCCACGGTTCCTGGTGTGGCACCGGTTGCCGACGAAATCGCCAAGGGCGCAGGCTTCCAGGATCAGGGCGGGCAAGACCCGAACATCCCAGCGCCTGCACAGGCAGTCCCCATGCAGCCACCTCCTGAACTCATGCAGGGCGATGGCGCAGCAGCTGGCATCGAGACGATGCAGAACGATGGCGTGATGCCGCAATGAGGCCCGAAAGGGCAGAACCACCACGAAGGAAGACGAAATGGGCACCCAAGACACGACCGACAACGACGACCTCTCCGGCCTGACCGCTGAAGAACGAGAGCAGCTTGCTGAACTGGATGGCGCCGATGCTGACCACGGCGATGCAGCGGGCTCCGGTGACGACGGCGCCACTGGCGATGATGACGGCCAGCAAGGTGACGCAACCGGTTCTGCGGCCGAGCCTGGTTCCGGCGCTGGCGAAGATCAGCCAGCCGCCACCGCCAGGGTGGAGCCCATCTACCAGGCCCAAGGGGGCGAAAACCTGGATCAGCAGCTGAAGGACTTGGCCCAGGCCCGCCGCGATGCTCGCCGCAAGTACGAGGAAGGAGAGCTCAGCGAAGACCAGTACGACGCCGAACTGGATCGCATCGAGCAAGAGCGCGACAAGGTCAACAGCGCCCGCATCCGCGCCGAGGTGTCGGCCGACATGACGACCCAGCAGCTGCAGCGCGAGTACCGCAAGACCCTGGACGGCTTCTTCTCCGACATCAAGAAGTCCGGCTTTGACTACAAGGCCGACGCGAACAAGGGCGCACTGCAGCACCTGGACAAGACCATCAAGGCGCTGTCTCAGACAGCTGAAGGTGAAGAAGGCCCGGAACTGTGGCGCGAGATCTTGGGCAATGCCCACATGGTCACAGCGGCCAAGTTCAAGATCCCGGCGCAGAAGGCCGGTGGCGACGACACCGGCAAGGACGGCAAGCCGAACAAGGCCGCCGAGGTCGCCCGCAACCGCACGCCCGACCTGTCGAAAGTGCCTCCCACCGTTGGCCGGGGCCCGTCTGCAGGAACCCCGTCTGTCAATTCAGATGAGTTTTCTCACTTGGATGGACTTTCTGGCATTGCACTGGAGCGCGCAGTGGCTAGATTGACACCAGATCAGCAAGAACGCTGGGAAGCAGCCGAGTGAAAAACCGAGTTGTCATGGACGTGAAGGTCGGCGAGCGCATCGCCATCGGAAACGTCGCCAGCGTTCGGGTTGAAGAGAAGTCGGGCCGGAACCGGGCCCGCCTCATCATCGAAGTCGATGAGGGTGTCAAGCTGAGCAGGTCCGCCCAGGCGCAAGCCAAACCGGAAACCGCAAAGGCCTGACACCTTTGTCCCATAGCGGATGGAATCCGCATTGAGCGCAGGACGCGCTCCGTCAACACCGTTGAAGGAGTGTGTCCATGCGTACCGTTGTTGGGGTCAATGACCCTCAAGCCGTCAAGAAGTGGAGCCTGTTGCTGGCTGCCGCTGTCAACAAGTCCTCGTACTTCACCCGCAAGATGATGGGTGAAGGCAAGAACTCCCGCCTGCCCATCCAGTTGCTGATGGACCTGCAGTCGGACGCCGGTGACGAAATCACCGTCGACCTGCTGATGCCCATGTCCATGGAGCCGGTCATCGGCGACGAAACCCTGGACGGCAAAGAGCAGCCCCTGAAGTACTACACCGACCGCCTGCGCATCGACCAGGTTCGCGGTGGCGTTGACCTCGGTGGCCGCATGACCCGCAAGCGCACCCTGCGCGACATCCGCCAGGATGCCAAGCGGGCCGCCACCGACTGGTGGAAGCGCCTGTTCGACGAGCTCTTCTTCATCTACCTGTCGGGCGCCCAGCCGCAGATCGATCAGGGCTTCGTCTGGAAGCGCAACAACAGCATGTTCGGCATCAACGGCGTGACTGCACCAGACGCTGGCCACCAGATGTACGGCGGCAACGCGACGGCCAAGGCAGACATCGCCACCGACGACGGTTTCGACCTGCGCCTGATTGACCGTGCTGTTGCAAAGGCTCGCACCATGGGTGGCGACACCACCGACGATATCTCGATGCTGCCCATCGAGATCGAAGGCGGTGAGCACTACGTTGCCCTGATGCACCCCTGGCAGTTCGACGCCATGAAGTCCAACACGGCCACCGGCCAGTGGCTGGACATCCAGAAGGCCGCCGCCGCCGCCGAAGGCCGCAAGAACCCGATTTTCGACAGCTCCGATGGCATGTACGCCAGCACGATCATTCACCAGCACCGCAACGTGCTGCGCTTCAGCGACTACGGCGCTGGTGGCAACGTGCCGGCTGCACGGGCGCTGTTCCTGGGCGCTCAGGCTGCCTTCATCGCCTTCGGCTCCAACGGCAACGGCCTGCGCTTCGACTGGACCGAGGAAGTCAAGGACCACGGCAACGCCGTGAAGATCGGCACCAACTCGATCTTCGGTGTCAAGAAGGCCACCTACAAGTCCAAGGACAGCCTGGTCACGCGCGACTTCGGCGTGATCGCCCTGGACACCTACTGCAAGGATCCGAACGCCTGATGACGGCGTGCCCGGGCTTCGGCCCGGGTGGACACCTGCCCAACCCGAATCTGTAGGAGCAAGAAATGCCCAGCATCAACACCAAGCAGTACGACGGCATCAAGCCCATGTACACCCCCGACGCGGCCGAAGTGTGCGGCGCCCACGTCGACATCGAACTCCCGTCGACGGCCTTCGCAGCCAACGATCTGATCCGTCTGACCACCATCCCCGCTGGCGTGCGCTGCGTGGACTACAAGGTGGTCCTGCCCGACGTAGACAGCGGCGGCTCGCCGGCCTTCGCCTGGTCCATCGGTGAGCTCAATGCCGCTGGCACCGACCTGGCCACGGTCTACGCCTCCGGCATCACGACCGGTCAAGCAGCTGGCGTTTACCGTGCCGCCAACTCGGCGCATTTCGAGTCCAGCTCGAGCGCTGATCGCCGCATCGCCATGAAGATCACGACCGCCGCGGCCACCTATGCCGGCTCGGGCAAGGTCGGCGTGGCCGTCTTCGACCTGCAGGCCTGATCTCTCCGTGGTGGTGAGTTGGGGAGGGCTTCGGCTCTCCCCCTTTTTGCCGCCTGATCTCCCACAACCTGAAAGAGCACCACCATGCTGATCCATGCCTTTCGCCGCAAGGCCACCGTCACCCACACCATCGGGGCCGTGGCCTACAAGTTTGCGCCTGACGAGAACGGCCATGTGGTGTGTGAAGTCGATGACGCGCACGCCGAGAAGTTCTTCCTCAAGACCCCGGAAGCGTTCAAGGTGTTCGGCGAAGAGCCTGCAAAGGCTGCTGCGACCGAGAAAGCCCCTGCGGGTGAGCCCAGCAAGTTCATCCTGGTCAACGGCGAAACCCGCGTCGACCTGGGCGCCATGACCGATGACGAGGTCAAGGCGTTCGCCAAGGCCAACGGTCTGGAAGTGGACCTGCGTGCCCGTGGCGACAAGCTGCGCCAAGCGGTTCATGAGGCTGCCGTCAAGGCTGGCGAAGACGAGGCCTGATCGTGGCAACGACGGCCAAGCAGGTGATCGACAGCGCCGTCGAGGTGCTGCACGATGACGCCGGGGTTCGATGGCCCCGGGCGGACCTGCTTGGCTACCTGAACGACGGGCAGCGCGAAATCCTGCTGTACAGGCCTGACGCCAGCACGGCGCTGGTCAATCACACCTTGACTGCTGGGTTCCTGCAAACGCTACCGGCCCAGGCCATCCGCTTGATGGATGTCAAGTGCAACGTGAGTGGCCGTGCCTGCAAGCTGGCCAAGCGCGATTCGCTGGACGACCAGCGCCCTTCCTGGCGAACGGACCCGTCAAGCGCCACGGTCAAGGCCTGGACCTATGACGAGCGCGACCCCAAGCGCTTCGAGGTGTGGCCTCCCGCCACGGCTTTTGCCGCGCTTCGGCTGCTCATCTCTGTGCCTCCTGCTGATGTCCTGACAGAAGAGGCCGCGATCAGCCTGGACGATATGTACAAGGGCCCGCTGGTGTCCTACATCATCCACCGCGCCTACCTGCGCGACTCGGAAGACGCGGCCATGGAATCGCTCGCCCAGGGTATGTACAGCCTCATGGTGCAACAGCTGACAGGGCGCACCGCCGCCGAGCTCAGCGCCAAGCCCGAGAAGGCCAAGACCCAACGCAAGGACGTGTCGCAATGAAGCCCTGGGACCAGTTCCTGCCGCTTGTGCTGCCCCATTGCCCGGGCTGCCCTGACCTAGTCGCAGAAGACGAGATCCGCAACGCTGCCGAAGAGTTCTTCGAGAAATCCTACGCGTGGCGGTATGTCACGCCGGCCATGGTCACAGCCACAGGCCAGACCGACTACGCGCCGATCTTGCCAGCAGGCGCCCGCATGGTGAAGTTGCATGAAGGCACGCTTGATGCCGAGCCGTTGAGCATCGAAGGCGTGGCGCTTGGTGAGGTAGGCGCCGCCTACAAGCTGAGCCTTCCTGACATGAAGGTCATCCAGATCGGGCCGGACGCGCCAGCGCCTGACAGGATCCTCAAGGCCAAAGTCTCGTTGTCTCTGACCAAGGCAGCAACAGGCCTGAACGACGAACTCTTCGACTCGTTCAGCGCCCACATCGCCTGGGGCGCCATTGCCAAGCTGTGCGAGCACGCTGAAAAGCCCTACACGAACCCCGAGAAGTCCGGGACGATGCTGGCGCGCTTTCAGGACTGCATCGCTGACGCGCGATCCAAGCGGACGCGCAACCACTCAAGCCAGCCCATGCGCGTGCGTGGGCACTTCTACTGAGGATCGACATGGCCCAGCTTTTTGCCAACGCCGCACGGTCCACCCTGACGGCGTCCATCACCAGCAGTTCGACTCAGCTGCAGATCAACCCAGCGGACCAGGCCCTGTTCCCCGTGGCTACCGGTGCGGACTGGTTCAAGGTTGCGCTCGAGGATTCCAGCGGGAACCTGGAATACATGCGCGTGCAGCGCGCGGTCGGGCAAAGCCTGCTGACGATCACCGAGCGTGCGACCGAGGATGCGACGAAGTTCCCAGCGCGATCTTTCGTGGCGGGCTCACTGGTTGAGTTGCGCATGACGGCTGCCGACTTGGCGTCAAGCATCGCTCACCCGAGTGTCGGAACTGGCGCGCACGCGGCCACGGCGATCAGCGTGACGCCGGCAGGCGGGATCTCTGCTGGGACAGTCCAAGCAGCACTCCAGGAACTCGACTCTGAGAAAGCCAGCGCGGCTGATGTGGCAACTGCGCTGGATGGCAAGGCGTCAACCGGGGCCAACACATTTACTGGGGCTCAGACTCTTCCAGGAAACGCGACGGCCTCCCTTCAAGCCATTCCGAAACAGCAGTTGGATGAGGCTGTCGCTTCCGTCATAGTTGCTGGATCAGTGCAGGCTTTCGCCATGTCCACCGCCCCGACCGGTTGGCTCAAGGCCAACGGTGCGGCCGTCTCGCGCACCACATACGCTGCTCTTTTTGCAGCCATCGGAACCACCTACGGCACCGGCGACGGCTCCACGACCTTCAATCTTCCCGACCTGCGTGGCGAGTTCGTCCGGGGCTGGGATGATGGTCGAGGGGTCGACTCAGGCCGTACATCGGGGTCCGCACAGTCTGCTTACGCTGGTTCTTTCTATGTGAACGCGGATCCAGACGACGGTGACGGCCAAGGCGGCAGCTTCCGGTCAGTCACTGCCATCAACTTTAACAGCGGGCAGGTGATAGTCAGCAACGGTGAAGGCGACGGAACGGTGACCGTGACACCTGGCGACGCACGCCCGCGCAACGTCGCGCTGCTCTACTGCATCAAGTTCTGAGGATAAACATGCTCCGAGAAGACTTCCCCCCACGCCGCAACGTGAGCACGCCTTGGGTTTTGCGCTGGTTCCGCCTTCTGTGGGCACTGTTCGGAAACGATGACGACGGCATCTACGGTGACGACAAGTGGCGCGCAGGCCGTGCCAAGACTTGGAAGTTGGCCGTGATCTGGTGGTTTCGAAACCCACTCCACAACCTGTTCTTCTACGTCATCGGTGTGGCTGACCGTTATCGCACGTTCTACTCGACGCGCGAATGGGGGTCGCCGGGTTGGACTTTCCATGCACTGCGCTGCGGATGGCTGTGGCTCCCTTTCGTCAGCTACCGCGGCTGGTGCAACTTCTACGCAGGCTGGCGGCCGTATGGCGCTTTTGGCCTGAAGTTCAACTTCTCAAAGTGACGCCATGACCAGGATCGCAGTCGGCCCGTTCTTTGCCGAGGTTCCGCGTCAAGATGACCGGAACTTGGGCGAGCAGTTCGCGTCTGATTCCGTGAATGTCGACACGTCTCGCGGGCTGGTTGAGCCCTATCGCAAGGTTTCGACGACGTACACGTCGCTGACTGATGCCATCCAGACCATCTATCACCTGGAGCGTGGAGACAACACATACTGGCTGACCTGGCCGGTGGTTGTGGACGTTGCGCGCTCCCCGATTGCGCAGGACAGCCAAGGCCGTCTCTATTTGACTGGCGACGGTGAGCCGAGGATGACGACCTACTCGGACGCCATCTCCGGCCCTGGCCCGTACCCGTTCAAGGTGTTTGTGCTGGGTGTCCCGTCCCCCAAGACCGCGCCGACCATCTCTGCCCCATCTGGTGGGACGACGGTGTCTCGCGCCTACGTCTACACCCTAAAAACTGCCCTGGGCGAAGAGTCAGGGCCCAGCCCGGTCGCAGTGGCCAGTGGTGACGGATCCGGCACATGGAACCTCAGCGGCCTTGACACCCCGCCACCGAACTCCGGTTCGGTCACGTCCTGGGTGGTGAGTGGCAACGTGGCGACGTTGACGCTACCCAGCACGTTCGGCCTGTTCGCTGGCGAAGAGACTGTCATTGCTGGAACTGGAAACGCTGCCTTGAACGGCAAGAAGGTGCTCAAGAGCGTTGGTGCCTCAACAGTCACATTCGACGTAGTGACGCCAAACGATTCGGGCACAGGTGGGACGTGGGCGCGCGTGGCCGAGCACAACACCACTGGGATGGTCCGCTGCATCTACCGCACGACAGGAACAGATGCCGCCTACCGGCGCAGCGCCGGCATGGTCATCACGGACCCGGCACAGACGACCTACGCTGATTCGACGGCCAGCACTGATCTGGCAATCACCCTGGATTCGCTCGAGGTCAACATCCCACCGAAGAATGGGCACAGCCTTGTCGTTTTGCCGAACAGCAGCATGGCGATGCTGGCTGGCAATGAACTGTGCTTCTCCGAGATCGGCAAGCCGCACTCGTATCCGACCAGGTTGCGCTACGCGATGTCGGCGGACGGTGTTGCGCTGGCCGTTGCTGGCATGGGCGTCATCGTCTTGACCGATGAAGATGTGCGGTACTACAGCGCACCCACTCCGGATTCGGCCGCGCCTGATCCGATTGGCTCGCAGCGATGCGTAGCGAAGCGCGCGGTCGCGCAAGTAGACGGCGGATGTGTGTTCCCGTCCATCGACGGCTGGTACTTGGCCACGCCGAGCGGCGTCACACCCCTGTCAGCGCCAGTGTTCCGCATCCAGGAATGGAACAAGCTGCAGCCTTCGAGCATGGTCGCCGTTGTTCACAACGGCATCTATGCCTGCTCATACCAGGACGAGGAAGGCAACAGGCGGATGTTGCGCTTCAACCTGGCAGACAAGAACGCGATCGAGAACGTCGACGTTCAGCCTGACGCCTTGCATGTCTCCAGGATTGATGGACGCCTGTACCTTGCCAAGGGGAGGGACGTGCAGTTGTGGGGCAATGAACAGGCCTCTCTCATGACATGCTCATGGGTGTCCAAGCTGTGGCAGTTCCCCGCCCCGCTGAACATGGCTGTTGCCAAGGTTGACGGTGCATTTGATGAAGTGGCGTCCAGTCAGGGGCTGGTCGACCTGTCCGCCAATGAAATCATCCTGGCCAGCCCATGGAGGGCGGGCGGATACCTTGGCGGCGCGCCCATTGGCGCATTGGCTGTTGGGTGCTCGCGGATCAGACGAGTGGATGCTGAGTCTGTGCCCCAGGTGGTTTTCTCCATCATTCGGCAGGATGGCGAGATCCTGTACAGCACCAGAGTGCTCAACGATGAACCTTTCAGGTTGCCTGGTGGGTTCAAGGAATCCTCCTACTACTACGCCATGTCGACCAACATCCCCGTTCGCGGGTTTTCCGTGGCCACCTCATTGCGCGAGCTCAAGGGGCGGATGTGAGTGGCAAGCAGACACCAGTTCAGCCGACCAGGACCGGCGATCAGCGCATCGACGGCCCCATGCGCGCAGTGGCGAGCAACATCAACGAGTTGATCGGGGCCACATCAGGCGCAGAGGAACTGGTGGAGTTGCAGCCCGATGCGACCCTGCAAGACGTCATCAGCCGGCTCAACATCATCATTCGCAGGCTATCCAGGGCCTGACATTGAAGACTTCCTGTCCATGAACATCATGGGCGAATGAGCTCAGTCCGAAATCTTGATGATGACGCAGGCCCCTTCTTGGAAGGCCTGCGTACAGCCATGGGGGATGCGGCTCCGCTGCCTGTCCCATGGGAGTCGGTCAGGGATCGATACAGGACTGGGGCAATTGATCTTCGCTGCATCGGCATGGCGTGCGCCTTGGTGGCTCATTCAGGCATCCATGGGTACAAGGTCACGACCATCGTGGCCATGACTGGTGATCTCACGGATTGCCCGGCGCTGGTCAAGATGATCGAAGACGAAGCCAGGTCAGTCGGATCGAATCGAATCGCCTGGATCGGCCGTCGCGGGTGGCTTCGGCACTTCCCCGAGTACCAACAAAGCGCCATTGGCGTCAAGGAGTTGTGATGGGCGGCGTTGTTGATATGGTTTTTGGCGATGGGCCGGACAACAGCGGCGTGAACGACGCTGCCCGGTCCAATGCTGCCCTGAGCAAAGAGGCGCTGGATTGGGCCAAGCAGCGTTATGCCGAAGAGGCTCCCGCTCGCCAGGCCGCGATCGACATGGCAATGAAGACTGCGAACCAGCAGTTCGACATTGCCCAGCAGAACGCGGATATCTCCAAGGACTACTACGACTACCAGAAGGGCACCTTCCGCCCTCTGGAGCAGGGCATCGTCAAGGCTGCCGAAGAGTACGACACCACGGCCCGGCGTGAGCAGAAGGCTGGCCAGGCCGTCGCTGGGGTCAACACTCAGGTTGACAACGCCCGCACGGCGATGCGAGAGCGCATGGCGGCGCGAGGGGTTGACCTCGGCAGCGGGAACATGATCGCCCAAGAGTCGGCCATGGCTGTGCAGGGGGGGGCGGCAGCGGCGGCGGCAGCAAACAAGGCCCGAGAGGATGTGGAACTCCAGGGCTACGCCCGCAAGATGGACGCAGCGAACCTGGGCCGAGGTCTGGCCAGCAGCCAAGCCACGAGCGCAGGCGTGGCGCTCAACGCAGGGAACTCGAGCGTTGGCAATGCGCAGGTTCCAGTCTCGATCGGCAACCAAGCCACCCAGTCTGTCCAGTCCGGCATCCAGCAAGCCATTGGCGGTAACGCATCGGCCGGCAGTCTCTACAACGCCGCTGCCGGCATTGAGTCGGCGACTCGTGGGCAGAACATGCAGTTCGTTCAGTCAATGGTCAACGGTTCGGGTTCTTCGTCCAACGGTGCTGGTGGCTCTTCTGCATCGGGTCTGGCCGCATTCATGTCTGACGAGAAGGTCAAGGACGGCACCGGCAAGAAGATGAGCCCCGCCAAGGCGCTGGGCGCGATCCTGGACACACCTGTCCATGAGGACTGGACCTATAGCCCCGAGAAGGGTGGGCCGGACGACGGGAGGATTCCTCACGATGGCCCCATGGCCCAAGACGTGCAGAAGAACATGGGCGATGAGGTCGCGCCTGGTGGCCGCGCCATCGACCCGATTTCCATGAACGGCGTGCTGATGGCTGGCATCCAAGGACTTGCCAAAGAAGTCAAGGCCATCAAGGGCGCTGTCAAGCAGATTGGCGCAGGCCGGATGGCAGCGCAAGGAGTTTTGTGATGGCGTTGCCACTGATTGCACTCGGCTTGGCCGGCATGGGCTTGAAGAACCTCAACGAGAAGGTTCAAGAGGATCGCTCAGCTGGCCGCCAAAAGCGCGCCGATGAGCAAGCGCTGCGAGACGCTGGCGCCGATGTGGAGCCCGTCATCAAGGAGGCAGCAGGCGGCATGGGGCCATCTGCCGTGATGGTCGGCAAACAGGCCTACGGCACCGAGGGTGAAGCCCAGACGGCGGCAGACCAGCAGAACACGCCCCAGGCGAAGATTCAGCGCCAGATGGGTGCGTTGATCGGCCAAGGCCGACCAGATGCCGCCCTCGAGCTTGATGAACGTGCCATGAAGCACCAGGCGTTCTCCAAGAAGCTGGCCGACGCCATGAAGGCTGAGGGGGTCTCAGAGTTCATCGACTCCAACATGGTGCGTGCTCCGCGCATCGAGGACGTAGAGGCCGGCAAGGCCGGTGTGTTCGACTTCAACCCGGACGACGTCAAGAAGTTCAACGCGGTCGGCGGCAAGGTCACGATTGGCGAGGGGCAAAAGGGGCGCTGGACGACATTCGAGCTCCCCAACGGCCGCAAGGTGGTTGACTTCGAGGTGATTGACGCAGAAGGAAAGCCGGTGGCGCCCAGCGCGCGATCCATCCAGTTGATCGCCCAGATGTCGGCGCAGTCGCGCGACGAAATCGCCGACAAGCAGTTTGAGCAAGGCAAGCGGATCAGCGTGGCCCAACAGGGCGTGGACATCCAGCGCGACTACAAGGATGGGATGCTCAAAGTCGCCCGAGACCGGGCCGACACCTACGAGAACGGGTACGGCAAGACCGGCAAAGGTGGCGCAGGCCGCGACAAGATGAGCGAGGTCGACAAGGAAGAGTTCGACTTGCACAAGTCCGAGGCGCAGAAGATCAACGAGAACATCATGCGCGCGGAGGCTGACGGTACTTGGGAGCCATCCAAGAACCCATCTCAATTGGCGCTCCTGCAGCGCCGAGAGATCGCGCTGCGCAAGGCCCAGGGCATTCTTGACCGTTACCGTTCTGCGGACGCCAGCGGTGGCCAGCAACCGAAATCGGATCCATATGGCATCCGCGGCAAGGTTGGCGGTCAACCGGCTTCGCAGGGCCAGAGCGGTGCGCCGATGCCTGAAAGCGGGCAGGGCGGCGGGTCAGATCGCTTCAGGATCATCAATGCTGAGCTCAAGAAGGCGCAGGAAGCCATGGCCTCCGCTGCGCCAGGCTCCGACGAGTGGAAGAGAGAGAACGCCAACGTCGAGTCGCTCAAGCAGGAAATCGGACGCCTTCCAATGTCGGAGCGCGGCCAGGTTGCTCGCCCGCCTGAAGGTCAGCCCAAAGAGCCATCCAAGCCGGCGCAACAGCCAAAGGCGCAGAAGGTGGCTGATTCGTCAGTTCCTGAGCGCAAGGGGCCCGGAATCTTGCAGCAACTGGGAGCGCTGATCCCGGATGGTGAAGCATCGACCAATGCAGCCGCCGAGAGAGAAGCGGAAAACCTGATCCGCAGCGGCGCACTGGCTCCACTCGAGGCACACCTGAAGCAAAACGGCTCGAGGTTGTCCGAGGCAACCAAGCAGCGGATCAAGAAGTTGCTCGCCGAGAAGGTCTGACATTGCACCCATGAAGGCGATCAATAGGCTGGTGGTCACACCTCAGACCACAAGCCAATCGCCTCATGGACATCAATCAGATCAAGCAGGCCCGCCCGGAGTGGAGCACCCTCACTGACTCCCAGGTGGTGGACATGATCCACCAGTTGGACTACCCGGATCTGACGCGCGAGCAAGTCGCTCAGGGGCTTGGTGTCACGCTTGAGCAGCCGGCGCAGGCGCCCATGACGGGCCGCGGTGCGGCAGGCTGGGCCAAGGATCTTGGCATCTCCGCGCTCAAGGGCGCGATTGCAGTTCCCGAGGCTGCCGTGGGTCTGGCCGACATGGTCAGCGGTGGCCGTGCGGGCAAGGCGCTCGAAGAGGTGGGCTTTCGCCCAGCCGAGGCCAAGGCCATCCTGGATGAGCAGTACACCGACCAGACGAAACAGGCCCTGGGGAACGTCCAGAAGGCCGAAGGCGTCATGGGCACGCTGGGCGCGGTCATCGACAACCCATCCGTGATTCCCCTGGCGGTTGCGGAGTCGGTTCCGCTGATGGGTGGTGGCGGTGCGGTGGCTCAGGGGGTGATGCGCGTTGCCCCGCGTGTGGGGGTCTTGGCTGCGGCAGCTGCGGGTGAAGGCATCGTCTCCGCTGGATCTTCTGCCGAGCAGATCCGCCAGCAAACCCAGGACGGCCTGCTGACGGGCGAGCAGGCGGCCATTGCAGGCACCATTGGTGCGCTGACTGCTGGCCTGGGCGCTTTGGGCGGCAAGGTGGCCAAGAAACTTGGCATCAGCGACGTCGACACGATGCTCGCTCAAGGGTCGCTTGATGCGGGGGTGCGCAAGGGCATCGTCCGCAGCACGCTCGAGGGGGCCGTTTCGGAAGGCTTGCTGGAAGAACTGCCGCAGTCTGTTCAGGAGCAGGCGCTGCAGAACTTGGCGCTTGGTAAGCCGATCGACGAGGGGGTGGACCAAGCCGCCGTTCTGGGTGCCCTGACGGGTGCTGCCATGGGCGGTGCCGCTGGCGTGGTGGCGCGTCCGCGCCTGCCCAACAACGGCCCCCTGTCCCGTGGTGCCAACTTGGCGCTTGACCGGATGGATACCGAGGCCGCAGCCATGCAATCCGGCAATCCAGCACCTGGTCTGAGCGAAGGCCAGTACAACCACGCCATGGACGGGATCATGGCCCAGGGCGACGCCGACATGAAGGCGTTGAAGCAGGCCGGGTTCATGGACAAGGGGCCGTCCGCATACGCCAATGCCGCAGGGGCCCCAGCAATGGGAGCGCCTGGCGTCGACCCGCTTGCGCAGAGCGAGCAGCCGTTTGATGCGCTCGCGGACCGGATCATGGCGACGCGGGAAACCATCGCTGACGAGGGGAACCGCCAAGCCATCCGGGAGAAGTTCGGCCAGTCGGCTCTCGATGAGGTGCTCTACTACCTGAACCAGGCCGACCGCCCTGGGCAGATCCCCGACCAGACGCGAGAAAACATGCTCGCGGTGGCGGAAGAGATCGTCTCTCGGTCGCGCCTGACGCCGATGGGGCAGCCCGGAGGCCTCGGCGCTGGCGCGTACTCGGCGCCGGAGCGCATCGGTGCTGATGTCGGAGTGCCTCAGATCGGACTGGACACCGAGCAGACCGGTGTGTTCCGCGCAGATGCCGCGGGCAACGTGGCGCCTGAGACGAACGCCGACCGGATCAACACCCGACAAGCTGCAGCAGCAAAGAAGGATCGCCCGCAGGGTGGCCCCGGCATGGACGCCATGACGCCGCGCGACACGATGCGTGGCGCAGGCCCAGGTGTGATGGTGGGCGATGGGGTGCTGACACCAGCTGAACGGCCCGCGCGCCAACGGCCTGCCGCAGGCCCTGTGCCGCGCCTTGTCTACCGCCCCAACGGTGAGCCCTTCAAGAACCAGCGCGCGGCCGTGCTCGAGCAGCGCCGCGTCGGCGGTGACGTGGTCCCCGTCGAAGGTGGTTGGGCTGTTCAAACCCAAGGAGAAGCAGACGATGTCCGAGGTGGCGAAACTGTCGGGTCCGCTGAACGAACTGGTGCTGATGGGGCACCTGACGCTGTCCGAAGCCTGGGCAGCGATGGACGAAGCCCTGCTGATGGGGGAGTGGCTGTCGATGAGCGAGGCGGGACTTCTGCTGGCCGAGATGGGGCTGGAGTCGGTCGCGCAGGTGCTGTACCTGACGGATCAGCTGACCGAGGAATCGGTGAAGCACTGAAGGGGAAGACGCCTGCGTTCCTCAAGACCAAGACCGTCCCCGAGATGACGGACGAGGAATTGAAGGAGGCCCAGGCCTTCTACGGGCCGAACCACAAGCGTGCCAAGACCATCCAGAAGGAGATGGCCAAGCGTGCGCCGCAGCGACCGAGCAAAGAGGCAAAGGACGGCGATTTGCCGCTTACTGACATCCGCCTTGGCGACAAGGTGAGTGTTGATGGCGAGTCCTACACCGTCACAGGGCCGATCAAAGAAGGCAGGAAAACTGTCGGCATCGTTGCGGACCGTGACTCTGACATCGACCCACTGAAGGGCGTCAAGCGCGTGATGCTGCGCGGTGATGAGGCGGTACGGGCAAGGATCGCAGCCGAAAACCAGCCCGTTATAGCCGAACCGAAGCCAAGCGCGCCGGCCGCCAAGCAGATGACCCTGCAGGACATGGCCAAGCCGCTGGGCGACGCCTTGCGCGAAGGTGGCTGGAGCGCCTTCACCAAGCTGCGCGAGCAGTTCGCCGGCAACAACAACCTGTCGGTGCGCCAGACCCTGGACCTGAACGACCTGACCCGCGCGGCTGTGGGCGTCGAGTTCTTCAACACCGAGTACGCGAAAGCCGACCCCGAGAAGGCTGGACGGGTTGCTCACTCCAACGGCGAGGCCCCGGTCCCGCCCGCAGGCCTGAACGAAGACCAGAAGGCGCGCTGGCTCGCAGCCTGGGACGAAGGCAAGGCCCGCAAGGACGACCAGGAACCCGTTGCGCGCCAGGCAGGCGAGGTGGTGGGTGAGGCCAAGGAGGTGCAAGAGGTCAAGGCGCTTCCGGCTGCCAACAAGCCATCGCGCCCACAACAAGGTGAGCCGGGCTACACCCTTGAGATGGCCGAGCAAGATCTGGATGCCATGCGCAGCAACACGGGCGAGTTTGGCGGGGTGCTGGACGACCGAGTGTCTGAACGGATCAAGCGCCAGGAGAAGTTGATCGCCGAGATGAAGGCGGAAGCTGAGCCGAAGAAGGGCCCCCACGGTGCGCCGAACGAGGCCATCAAGCCCGAGACGCTGGCCGAAGCGCTGCAGGGCCTGGAAGACGGCAAGCGGGTGATCTTGTACGCAGGCACGGACTTTGAGGAAGAGGCCTGGCTTGACCGCGCCAAGAGTGGCACTCGCGACACCTACGTTTTTAAGACCCGCGAAAAGGGCTCTAGCGTGGTTTTCACCAAGGGGCCGGTTGGCGCAGATCGCCAATGGGGTTGGGGGCGCGGCGACGCAGCCCGCGAAGCACTCAAGGGCGTGACGTTTGCGAATTTCAAAACTGGCCCGGTCACCGATGACCTGGCCGCCGACCCGGAGATGGCTGCCTACGAGCGCGGCCAGACTGCCCAGACGCGAGCCGAAGACCGCAAGAAGGTTGCCGAGGCCGCCACGCCCAGCGCAAACACCATCTTCACCGAGGACGCAGCAGCCAAGGCCCGCGAGATCCTGCGCAAGAAGCTGGGGCAACTGAGCAGCGGCCTTGACCCCGAGATGATGCAGGCCGGCATCACCCTGGCCGGCTACCACATCGAAAAGGGCGCCCGGACGTTTGCCGCCTACGCCAAGGCCATGCTGGAAGACCTGGGCGACAGCGTGCGCCCCTACCTCAAGTCCTGGTACATGGGGGTGAAGTACGATCCCCGTGCAGCAGGCCTGGACGGCATGAGCACGGCGGCAGAGGTGGAGTCGGCGAGCGTCGACGCACCCGCAAACACACCCGTTGACCAGCCCGCGCAAGCGGCCCAGACTGCAGATGAAACCACCAGCGAGCAAGACGATGAGCGCAGAAACCTACGCGGCCAAGGCCCGCAAGCACTGGACGAAGTGGCTGCCGCAGATGACAGCCGACCTCAAGAAAGCGGACAAGTTCAACGCAGCGCTGCAGACAGCGGGCAAGAACGCCCAGCGGATGGTGCTGGAACTGATGGAGCAGGGGTATCAGCAGACCGAAGCCGAGGAAGTCGCGCTGGCGCAGTACGTCTTCCTGAAGCCGGAGCAGGGCGCCGGGCTGACGGACTGGGAGACGCAGGAACTGGACGAGCTCGAAAAGCAGTACCGCGCGCAGATGGCCGAGCCAAGCGACCCGGACCAGCCGAGCCTGCTGTAACGCCGGCTGCGCCGAATGTCCCGGCGCAGAACTTCCGCATCACGCCTGACCTGCGCCTGGGGCGCGGCGGCGAGGTCGAGAAGTTCAACGACAACCTGAACGCCATCCGCACGCTCAAGACGCTGGAGGCCGAGCGCCGCCGCGCCACCCCGGATGAGCAGCGCATCCTGGCGCGGTACGTCGGATGGGGCGGCCTGGCAAACGCCTTCCCTGACCCGATGACGGGCGAATTCAAGGACAAATGGAAGGCCCGGGGTGAAGAGTTGCGCTCCCTGTTGTCCGACAAGGAGTACACCGACGCGCGCCGGTCGACCCGCAACGCTCACTACACCTCTGAGGTGGTGGTCAGCGCCATGTGGGATGCCGCGCGCCGGCTGGGCTTCCGCGGTGGGCTGGTGCTCGAAAACTCCATGGGAACCGGCAACTTCTTGGGGCTCAAGCCCGAAGACCTGCCGGGCAAGTTCATCGGCGTCGAGTACGACAACCTGACATCGCGGATCGCCCAGGCTCTTTACCCGCAGGCGGCCGTGCTCAATTCCGGCTTCCAGAAGGTGCCGGTGGCAGACAACGCCTTTGCCTTGAACATCGGCAACCCCCCGTTTGGGTCGGAGTCACTGCGCTTCCAGTTCAAGCCGGAACTGCAGGGCGTGTCCATTCACAACCAGTTCTTCCGCGCCGGCATGGACGCGGTGCGCCCGGGCGGCCTGCAGATCAAGGTGGTGTCTCGGTTCCTGATGGATGCGCAGGACAAGTCCACCCGCGTGGCGCTGGCTCGCCAGGCTGATCTGGTTGCGGCGATCCGCCTGCCTGACACGGCTTTCAAGGAGAACGCCCGCACGGAGGTGGTGACGGACATCATCATCCTGCGCAAGCTGACGCCGGCCGAGCAGGCCGCCCGCGAGCAGGTCATCGACAACTACCTCAAGCCCAACAGCGCAAAGGACAAGGACCGTGCGCTGGCCGACAAGGCGCCGGCCTGGATCGAAGTCGACAAGGTGCGCGACCCATTGGGCGGCGAGGCCATGACCGTCAACCGCTACTTTGCTCAGAATCCTGGGCAGATCATGGGCGTTCTGGAGCGCTCTGGCTCCATGCAGCAAGGCGCCGACATCACGGTTCGCCTGGACGACCCGACCAAACTGGAGTCCATGCTGCGCGATGCGGTGGCCCGCCTGCCGGAGAATGTCAGCAACATCCCAGACGAAGTGCTGGCCGCAACGGAAGAGCGGTTCTCCCTTTTGGCTGATGCCCTGCGCATTGCCGTGGCCAACGAAGAAGTCGGCCACATGAAGTTCGATGAGGGGGGCGCGCTGGTCCGTGTGATCGAGCGCGAGGCGCCGGACGGTGGTTACATCATGTCCCGCCAGCAGATCACGCCAGAGAGCCCCTGGTCTGAGCAGTTGTCCATGGACGACCAAGGCCGCTGGTACAAGCTCGAGGTGGAAATGGGCGACGACGGAAAGCCCGTCAAGGCCCTGAACAAGGAAGGCAAGGCGACAAAGCGCAACGTCTACAAGCGCACGACCTACGCCAATGAGGCCGAGGTGCCTGACGGCATGCGCCTGGGCAAAGCCGGGTATGAGCGTCTGCAGGGTCTGGTGGAGTTGCGTGACCTGCTGAAGAAGCAGTTGGTGCTCGAAACCGAGGATGCCAAGGCATCCGTCATGGAGGGCAACCGCAAGAAGCTGGCCGACGCCTACGCGCGCTTTGTGGCCGCCCATGGCCCGGTCAACCGCAGCACGAACATGGCATTGGCCATGACGATGCCTGACGGGGGGCTCGTGACGGCCCTCGAGGTCGGCTATCAGCCGGAGCGAACCAAGGCACAGGCCGCACGAAGCGGCCTCGAGGTGCAGGCTGAGAAAGCCACGGCTGCACCGATCCTGCGTGAGCGCGTTGTGCCGAAGTACGAGCCGCCTACCAAAGCTGCGACCGCAGCCGATGCCCTGGCGATCTCATTGGCTGAGCGCGGACGGGTTGACATCGAGCGAATCGCAGCGCTGCGCGGCGTTTCGCCGGAGGCCGCAGTGTCCGAACTGCAATCGGGTGAGAAGCCGCTGGTGTTCTCCGACCCGGAGTCGGAAACCTGGGAGACGGCGGACGCCTACCTGTCTGGCATGGTTCGCCGCAAGCTGAACGCCGCCCGCGATGCAGCTGCGCGCGATCCTCGGTTTGAGGTCAACGTGAAGGCCTTGGAGGCGGTGCAGCCGGAAGCGTGGACCGCAGAGAACGTCACGGCGCAGATGGGTGCCACCTGGGTGCCGGGCGACGTGTACGCCGAGTTTGTTCAGTCCCTGGTGGGCGGCAAGGCCTCGGTGTCGTTTTCTGCGATCACCAACAGCTTCTCCGTCAACGTGCGCGAGTCGGAGCGGGCCAAGTCTGAGCAGTGGTCTGCTGAGGGGGCCCCTGCCGATTACATCGTCACGCGCCTGCTGAACAGCCAGCCGGTGGTGGTGACGTACAAGGACGAGAACGGGTCCATGAAGGTTGACCAGGAGCGCACCGCCCTGGCCCAACTCAAGGCCAAGGAGATCGTCGCCGAGTTCGGTGATTGGGTTTTCAAGGACGGTGACCGCCGCCAGCGCTTGGTTGACCTCTTCAACGAGAAGTTCAACACCCGCGTCAACCGGCAGTTCGACGGCTCGCATCTCAAGCTCCCCGGGAAGGTGCCAGACGCCATCATCCAGATGCGCCGTCACCAGAAGAACGCCATCTGGCGCGGCATCGCTTCGCGATTCCTCCTGCTGGACCATGTTGTGGGGGCCGGCAAGACCTTCACCGGCATCGCCCGCGCGATGGAGCGTCGCCGTATGGGGCTGGCGCGCAAGCCCATGATCGTGGTCCCGAACCACTTGGTCGAGCAGTGGGCTGCTGACGTGTACCGTCTGTACCCTGGCGCCAAGGTGCTGGCAGCCGGACAGAAAGACTTTGAGGCCAAGCGCCGCCGCCGCCTGTTCGGTAAGATCGCCACGGGTGACTGGGACATTGTGATCGTCCCTCATTCCTCCTTTGGGTTCATCGGCATCTCGCCGGAGACCGAGATGCGCTACCTCGAGCAGGAGATGGAGCAGGCCAAGGCAGCCATCAAGGAAGCCGAAGAGCAGGCCCAAGAGGATGGGCACTCTGGTTTCCGCAAGCCGTTCGGCGTGAAGGAGGCCGAGCGACTGGCCGAGAAGATCCAGACCCGCATTGACAAGCTGCAAAGCGGGGTGCGTGACCGCCTGCTGACCTTCGAGCAGTTGGGGGTGGACGACCTGACCGTGGACGAGGCTCACGAGTTCAAGAACCTGTTTTACTCATCCCGCCTCACGGGCGTTCGCGGCATGGGAGACAAGACCGGCTCACGCAAGGCCGCCGACCTGTACAACAAGGTTCGGGTGATGCGCGAGGGTGGCGGGGCAGTCACTTTCATGACCGGAACGCCGATCAGCAACAGCGCGGTCGAGATGTACACCATGATGCGCTACCTGGCCGCCGACGAGCTCAAGGAGCAGGGCCTGGAGCACTTTGACGCTTGGCGCGCGCAGTCGGTGGAGGCTTCGGCAGCGTTTGAGCCCACCGAATCCGGCCGCCTCAAAGAGGTCACGCGCTTGGGCCGTACCTGGGCGAACATGCGTTCTCTCATGGACACCTACTACGGGTTCACCGATGCGGTGTCCATCGACGACATCAAGAAGTGGTTTGCCGAGGACAACAACGGCAAGCCTTTCCCGGTGCCAAAGGTCAAGGGTGGTGACCGCACTTTGGTGAAGGTCAAGCCTACGCCAGCGCAAGAAGGCGCGCTCAAGGAGATCATCGCGGGCTTTGACGGCCTGGACGGCATCAAAGACCCCTACGAGCGCAACGCCGCCCGCCTGCGCCTGATGGACCGTGCGCGCAAGGTGTCCTTGGACATCCGCGCAGTTGACGCCCGATCAACCAGCACAGAGGAAGGCGGCAAACTGGCGCGCGTCTCGCAGGAGATCAAGCGCATCTATGACAAGTCGACGGCTGACCGTGGCACCCAACTGGTGTTCCTGGATCGGTCGGTGCCCAAGGCGAAGGGCGACGACAAGATCGTCAAGGAATACGACGAACTTGTGGCCAAGCGCGACAAGGCCCTAGCTGAGCGCAACGACGAAGCCTATCAGTCCGCCGCCGATGCGCTGGAGAAGTTCGACGCAAACGAGATCGCCGAACTTCGCAACGCCCAGACATCGGGATGGAACGCCTACCAGCAGATCAAGGACAACTTGGTGGCCATGGGCATCCCGGCTGCTGAGATCCGGTTTGTCCAAGAAGCCCAGAACGATGAGCAGAAGGCTGCGTTGTTTGACGCCGTTCGTGGAGGCAAGGTCCGCGTGCTGCTGGGCTCAACCCCGCGCATGGGTGCAGGCACCAACGTGCAAGACCGCCTGGTCGGCCTGCACCACGTCGACGTCACCTGGAAGCCCAGCGACATCGAACAGCGAGAAGGGCGCATCATCCGCCAGGGCAACAAGCTGTTGGAGAAGTACGGGCCTGATGGCTTCGAGGTCGAGATCATGGCCTACGCCACCGAGCGCACGGTGGATGCCAAGATGTGGGACTTGAACGCCCAGAAGCTGCGGATGATTAACGGCATCCGCAAGTACGACGGCGCTTTCTCGATGGAATTCGAGGACGAGGAATCGGTCAGCATGGCGGAAATGGCTGCCCTGGCATCGGGCAACCCCCTGCTGCTGGAGCGCGTGACGCTGGAATCACAGATTGGCAGCCTGGAACTGCAGGAGCGCGCACACCGCCGCAAGATGTATGGGGTGCTGGACGCCATCCAGAGTGCGGAGCGAGCACTGCGAGAGAACCCTGAGCGGATTCGCAAGGAGGAAGAGCGCGGCAAGGTGCTGTCTGAGCGAGTGCGTGCCGTGGAGCAGGCCCACGCCGGCCGATCGGTCTCCGTGGAAGGTGCGACCTACACCGATCAGGCTGACGCGATGCGCGCTGCCTTGGCGGCAGTTGAGGCCCAGCAGGAGGGTAACCCGAACGCCCGCTATGCCGTCTCGATTGATGGCAAGCGCGCGACCAGCAAAGAGGCCATCAACGACGCCATCGGTGCCGCCCTGGGCGACTCGGCCCCATTCCTTGCCAAGGTTGGTGGGGCTGAATACGCGCAGCGCACCTCGGCCGGGCGTGAAGTCGCCCGATTGGTCAGCGAAGCCAAGGCTGGGCTGAAGGAGGCGGAAACGATCACCCTGGGGGAGATGTTCGGCTACAAACTGGTGGCTGACTTGGAGCCGGTCAGAAACGCCCGAGGTGACACGTCCACGTCGGTTGACGTCCACCTGATTGATGGCGAGCGCACGATGGCCACGGCACAGGCCTCGGTCGACGGCATTGTCCAGATGTCCACCGCACAAGGCCGCAAGTTGCTGGAGCAGTTGGAGGGCGACATCCAGCGCCGAGCCGACTATGCCTCGACCGTCAAGTACATGCAGGGTCAGATGGAGCGCGCTGAGCGTGACCTGCCTTCCCTGTTGGAACGCAAAAAGGAAGAATTCCCGAAGGCCAAGGAATTGTCTGACAAGCGGGCTCGCTTGGAGGAAGTGGTGCGAGCCCTGAGCTCAGACGCGCCAGCCGCGCCAGATGCAGCAGATCAAACCCTGTTCTCCCGCGACGGCTCCCAAGAAGGCTTCCGCCGCCAGGACGCCATCACCGCCATCGCCCACATGGACATGGTGGAGGACTTGGTTCGCCAATTGACGGACGGCTGGAAGAACGCACCGGAAATCGTGGTGCTGCGCAGCATGGACGAGGCGCCGGACGCGGTGCGCCGGGAAAACGATCGGCAGTTGGCCAACGGCGCGACCGGTGAGCCCGAGGCCTTCTACCACCAGGGCAAGGCCTATCTGCTGGCCAGCCACATGCGCTCCATGAACGACGTGCGCCGCGCGGTGTTCCACGAGGTGCTGGGGCACCTGGGGATGCGCGGGCTGTACGGCACGGAAATCGGCGAGATCCTTGACCAGGTGGCGCGCGCCCGCCGCGCCGATGTGGAAGTCAAGGCCAAGCAGTACGGCCTGAACATGAAGAACGCGCGGGACCGCCAGATTGCCGCGGAGGAATGGCTTGCCGAGATCGCGCAGGACAACCCGCAGTTGGGCTTTGTGCGTCGCGCGGTGGCTGCCATCCGTTCGTGGTTGCGTCGCAATGTGCCGGCCCTGGCCAAGATGCGGATGACCGATGACGAGATCATCCGCGAGTTGATCGTGCCGGTGCAGCGGTTCATCAAGGACGGACCGCCCGATGGTGGGCAGGGGCTTATCCCGGCGTTCCGCCGTGACCGTGGCTTCTCGCGCGGTGAGGGTTCGCCCGTGGCGGTCAAGCGCGACGAGTCCGGCGAGCGGGTGTACGCCGCAGGCGGCGTCTCTCTGGTGTTCCCGATTGAGAGCGAGCGCCTGGAGGTCATCCCAGGCCCTGGCCAGAAGATCCTGAATTACGCCATCATGCCCACCGACTCGTTTGAAGTGCTGGGCAACATGGAGGTGCTGGTCGAGAATGGCCAGCCGGTGTCCATCCTGGACATCAACGTGGAAGGCGAGAACAAGGGTGTGGGCGCCAAGGCGGTCGGCATGCTCTTGGCCGCACACCCTGAAACGGACATGAACGTGTCCAACATCATCCCCACCGCCCAGGGCTTCTGGGAGAAAATCGGGGTTCCGACCCAAAACCGGGAAGAAGGAGCGGCCTATGACGGCACGATCAACCACGCCACCTACCTCCAAGCCCAACGAGCAAGAGGCGCACAAGGCATCCTTGCAGAAGACCAAGGATCGAATCGCCAAGCTGACGCCCGAGCAAAAGGCGGCTCACCTCAAGCGCTGGGCGGAGAAGACGTAGGCTTCAGCCGAACCCAGGCCGCCCAGCAGTTCACGGGCAAGGCCCGCGAAGCGGTGCAGGACTTCTTTGGCTCTGCTGGCGCCCAGGTTGACTGGCTGGACCGCACCTTCAAGACCCAGTACGCCAAGGCCCAAAAGTTCCCGGCCTTCCGTGCGGTGTTCAACAAGCTGCAGGACTACATCGAGGGCGTGTCGACCTTGGCCAACGAGGCAGCCGACAACGCCCCGTCGATCCTGCCGAAACTGGAGAACTGGCGCGACCTGGCAAAGACCGGCCTGAAGGAGGCGGACGCCAAGGCAGTCGCCGCGCCGATCTTCGAGGGCACGCTGTCGTGGGCCCGCGTGCGTGGGCAACTGGTGCCCATGGACGAGGCTGTCTCGCAGGGATTCGACGGCGAGGCCGGTGTCGTGTTCACCGACAAGGAACTGCGCGACCAGTTCAAGCTCACGGACGAGCAGATCGGCTACTACCGAGAGTTCAGGGCCGCGGT